TCTCTTATTTCTCCCCGATTGGTCAGATTTGATCCACCCACAACCGAAAGGCCCAAGCCATGACCTTAAAGAATCCAGAAGCGCCAGAGGATAAACCAATGGGCATCTACCTATCGTTGAATTCTGCATTGTCGGTAGCGAATTGGATCGCGCCAACTGATGTAGCGGCCATGACTCTTGCCCGGCGGATTGCTTTGGCATTGGATACGGCTTTTGACATGGGCGATCTCAAAGAGGCCACGCCTTTGGCGGCAAAGTATTTACAAGTTTTACAGCAGTTGCATCTCACAGTCGAAACACGAACACTAGGAAAACAGGGCGAGGAAAATGACGGGACTAATCATGTCGGAAACTATCTACGGCTACTCGAAACCAAGGATCGAAAGCCCAAGCCTAAACCTGCCCAGCGCAGGACCAGTGCTGGCGCAACTAGCTGACGAACTTGGTGTGCCACTTTTAGATTGGCAAAAGTATGTCCTAGATGATGCCCTGCAAATCCTGCCTAATGGTAATTGGGCGCGGTCAATGTGTGGGGTGCTTTGTGCCAGGCAAAATGGAAAAACTCATTTAATGCGAATGCGGATCCTTGGTGGCCTTTACATCTTTGGTGAAAAGAATGCCATAGCCATGTCCCAGACTCGGCAACTATCGTTGGACACTTTTAAGCAAACAGTCGACATGGCCGAAAGCCTGGACTGGATGCGAAAGCGAATCAAGCGAGTTTCCCGCACTAATGGACAAGAGGAACTTGAGGTGTATTGCCACCATTACCCAAAGTCATGTGGGCAAAAGTGTGAGCGTATCCGCAAGTATTCGATTCGAGCCGCGACATCCGAGGGGCCACGCGGTAGCACCGCCGACTTACTTTATGTCGATGAGCTGCGGGAAATTGACGAGGCAACTTGGGCAGCTGTAACTCCCGTGACCCGAGCCAGACCCAATGCCCAAGTGTTTTGGACATCCAATGCTGGGGATCTAACTTCCACTGTGTTAAACGAGCAACGCCGCCGCGCCCTTACCTTTGCAAGTAATAGAATGGGCTACTACGAATACAGCGCCCCAGCAGGTTCATCGGTTGACGATATTGAGGGATGGAAACATGCCAACCCTGCAATGGGCTACACAATCAGCGATCAAAACATTAGGGATGCCGCAACCTTTGACAGCCCAGACGCTTTCAAAACTGAGTCACTTTCAATGTGGACAGATGCTATCGACAGCCCCTGGCCGATCCAGGTGTGGAACGAATGCGAAGCCGACATTGCCCTTGAGGATGGGTTGCCAACTTGGATGGCAATGGATCTCAATTTCAATCGGGAGTTGGCTTGCCTGGTTACTTTGCAACAGCGAGAAAACGGGTATGGAGTATTTCTGCACGAATGGAAAAAAGAGGGCGGCATCAACGACTTAGAACTAGCTGGGGAAATAGCCGCACTGACTCGGCGCTATCGCCCAAGGGTGCTAGCCTATGATCCCAATACTGCTGGATACATTGCGCCAAGACTTGCCCAGGCGGGAATCCCGACAGCGCCAACGCCTTGGAACTCGGCAGGATTCTCGATCATGTGTGACCAGGCAATGAACGCGATGCAATCTCGGCAGCTGCTACATCCTGCCCAGGAAACTATGCACAGCCACCTGGTCAGTTGCGCTCGCCGCCCGGCATCGGATGGCGGTTGGCGTATTGCTAGACGAGCCGCGCAAGTGCCGATCACAGCTGCAATCGCTTTGGTTATGGCGGTGGGTCACGCCACCGAGCCACAACAAAGTGTGAGCATCGTCAGCGCATAGGTGACAACACGCGCAACAACGTGACAAAGCCTGACAAATTACACGAATGTCATTTGCCTATGGTGTAATGACAAAATGGGATTCATAGATTTTTTGCTTGGCACTAGCCAAGAAAAAACAGAGATTAAGGCAGCTGCTAAGGCTGGTGTGCAGATACCATATTACCAAGATTCTTGGTCACCATTAGCAATGATCCGGGTAAGCCGATCAGATGCAATGCAAGTACCAGCAGTAGCCCGAGCGAGAAACATCATTGCTGGCACGATTGCCACACTCGGCCTTAACTCATACAACGAAATTACAGGCGAAAAGATCGAGGGTCGCTCGATCCTAAAACAGCCAGATCCAGCACTTCCATTGACAGTGACTATGGCTTGGACTATTGAGGATTTATTGTTTCAGGGGCAAGCCTTTTGGGTAGTTTTAGCGACTAGCCCAGAGGATGGCCGACCAACACAGGCTCGGCGTGTAGATCCAATGCGCGTAACTTTTACAACTGACACAATGACCGATGAGATCGTAAACGGTTTCTACCTTGACGGATACTTAACCCCAATAACTGGGGTTGGCTCGCTCATTATGTTTAGCGGTATTGACGAGGGCATACTCAACCGAGGTGGCCGCACTATCTCAACCGCTTTGGAACTTGAAAAGGCAGTCAGCCGAATGGCCGCCGAGCCAAACCCGACAATGGTAATCAAGAATAGTGGCGTGGATCTACCGCCAGAGCAGGTGTCGAGCCTACTGGCCCAGTGGAAGCAAGCCCGAGCCACACGCTCAACCGCATACCTATCTGGCCCATTAGATGTCACGACTTTTGGATACGATGCCGGACAAATGCAGTTGACAGAATCACGCTTGAACACCGCAGCTGAAATTGCGCGTATGTGCAACATCCCTGCCTGGTACATCAACGCCGAATCAGCCAGCGCAACTTATTCCAACGTAAGTCAAGAGCGCCGCAGCCTTGTGGACTTTAGCCTTAAACCGTTTATGTCGTGTGTATCTGAACGTCTAAGCATGAATGACATAACTCCAAGAGGCCAAGTTGTCAGATTTGATCTAGATGATTACTTACGCGGAAACCCACTAGAGCAGATTGAAGTTCTTGGCAAAATGCTCGACTACGGACTAATTGACGTTGAAGAAGCGCGTGAAGAAATGGATCTCGCACCGAGAGGAAACACAGAAAATGCAAATTAGTTTTGAGGGCCAAGTCTTGGCCGCATCAGTTGAAACCAGGACTATCAGAGGTTTGGTAGTCCCGTTTTCTAAAGTTGGCAATACATCGGCTGGTCCAGTGCGCTTTGAGTTTGGCGCGTTTGGTGACATCGATCCAAGCCAAATCATTCTTAATAGCGAGCATGACAGAACCAGACCCCTAGGTCGCGGAGTCGCGGAGTCTTTAGAGGTCAGCCCTGCTGGCGTTTCAATGGCATTCAAAATTGCACCTACTAATGCTGGCAATGATGCACTAGTCGAAGCATCTGAGGGATTGCGCCCGGCATTTAGCATTGAGGCAGCCGTCAATGAATACACAATCCAGCGCGGTGTGATGGTTGTAAGTGCAGCCAATCTAGAAGCCGTTGCCCATGTAACAAACCCAGCATTCAAGGATGCTCAAATAGCGAGCGTTGCAGCTACCGAGGCTGATGACGAACTCGACCCAGAAACCACCGAAGCGGAACAAGCCGCAGAGGATGAACCACAGGAGATAATTGTGGAAACCGAAAACACCGCCCCAGCGGCCGATGAAGTAACCGCCAGCGCGGTTGTTCAGGCTGCCGCACCAGTGGCATTTACTAAGCCACGCTCACCGATCGTAGATGGCATCAGCTACCTAGATCACTCCATCAAAGCCGCTATGGGCGATGATGATTCCAAAATGTACGTTCGTGCTGCGGATGATGACACCAGCACAAACACTGGCCTAACACTGCCACAGCACCTAAACGAGTTTGTAACTAACACAATCTCGGACCGACCAGCGATCAACGCAGTGCGCCGCGAATCACTAGTTAGTTCAGGTATGTCATTCACTATTCCTAAATTAGGAACTGCACCAACAGTTGCAGACACTGACGAGAATCAAAGCCCATCCGAAACAGGTATGACTTCCGATTACCTAACAGTGACTGTAAACAAGTTCGCTGGCCGTAATGACGTATCGTGGGAACTTCTAGATCGTTCAAGCCCAGAATTCCTATCACTACTTCTTTCACAAATGAACGATGCTTACGCTAAGGCAACAGACGAAGCACTTCTTGCTCAGTTTGTAGCACAAGGCACAGCATCAACTGGCGTTGCTGCAACTGCCGTTGGTTTCACTTCCTACGTTGGAACTGAATCAGCAGCTCTTTACAAGGCAACAAAGAAAAAGGCTCGCAACGTAGTTGCTAACACCGCAGTATGGGGTGGCCTAATGGGCGCAGTAGATGGCTCAAACCGCCCTCTTTACACTGCCTACAACGTACAAAATGCACCGGGCGCACTAACACCTGGCGCAGCTGATGGAAATATCCAAGGCTTGAACTTGTACGTAGATCCGTACGTAACAGCAGCAACTTGGATCGATGACAGCGCGTTCATCATTGCACCAGATTGCGTAAGCGTTTACGAATCACCAACAACTCGCTTGCAGGTCAACTTGATCGAAACAGGTCAGGTTCGCATCTCCCTATATGGCTACATGGCCATTGCAGTTAAGCAAGCAGACGGTATCCGCCGCTTGAACATCGCATAACGACTGTTCAAAAAAAGTGTGGGGGGTGCGGCCCTGTGCCCCCCACACACCCCACAACGATTGGAATAGAAAATGGCACTAATTACACTAAGCGAACTCAAAAGCGTTTTGGGTATTGGTGACATTTACGCTGACTCAATCGTTCAAGCAGTGGCCGACAGTGCCGAAAACATAATCCTGTCTTACTTAATTTTTGATGATGTAGCCATCAAAGGCGTATCGCTCACAAGCAATGTGGCAACCTTTTATTGCTATGAAAATACTTTTGTCACTGGTCAGGCTTTGACAGTTACAGGTTGCGGATCACCATTTAATGGATCACGCACTGTTATTGATTCTTACGCTGGCCCAGGCGAGCCATACTTTACAGCCGCTATCACGAACGCTGACATTACTCGCCGAAACATTATTCCAATTGGCCGAGCAGTATTAACGAGCCAAGCCACTTTGTACGATGCCGTTCCAGAAGTACGCGAAGCGGCTTTGGCCGTTGCTTGCGACATTTGGATCACACGCACTGGCACACTTGGCCAGCAGGGTGTTGACTTTCAATCTCCAGCGCCATACCGTTTGGGTCGCTCAATGCTGACTCGGGTATCTGGCCTACTAGGCAAGCACCTGGATACGAGGGGTTACCTTGGGTAATCTAGCCACATACCGCGCTAACCTTGCCACAACTCTTGCAGCTGCTGGTCGCGTAGTTTACTCATACCCGAATGAGAACATCACGCCACCTGCCATTGTGCTTGTGCCGGGATCGCCTTACATAACCGTTAGTGCCATTGGCGGCGCTCGGTGCAATGTGCGATTCGACATCACCTGCATTGTGAATGCAGCTGACAACCAAGCGGCCTTAGCAAACTTGGAAACTTTAATCTTTAGCGTCACCGACCTACTAGCCAATAACATTTCGTTTTTGGGTGGATGGTCGCAACCATCAGTCCAGCAAATCGGAAACGCCGATATGTTAATCAGCCAACTCAACATCGAGATGGTCACAACCAACTAGAAAGGCAAGTCATGCCAGCAACATACATAACTGGTCGGAATCTGACCTTGAGCATCAACTCGGTGTCATACGCAGATCAGGCATCAACAGTCACACTTGAACGCGAAAACAACCAGCAGGTACTTGAAGTGCTTTCAGGTCGCGCCTACAAGACCGTAGACAAGACAGCTACATTAAACGTGGAACTATACCTAGATGACACCTCATCCGCTGGCATCATTTCAGCACTTTGGGATGCGGCCAACAGTGCCCCAGACACATCGCTTGCATTCTCGTTTGATGTAAACGGTGACACATTTACTGGCAACGTATTTCCAGTATTTCCAACCGTTGGTGGCGCGGCCACTGACGTATTGACTACCAGCCTCAGCTTTGTTGTTGAGGATGGCACAGTCGCTAGAGCCTAACGAATAGAACAGGGCAACCATTATGCAATACAACGTCACTACAAAACAGGGCAACAACTACATAGTGAGCGATGAGTCGGCTTGGCTGTGGATTGAGATCGAACGTGAACTCGGTTACACAGTCAGCCAGGCAGCTGAAAAGATGAGCAACGGTTCATTGGATGTCATTACTTGTATGCTTTTCAAGGCCGCTAAGGCCCAAGGGCATACAAAGATGCCAAACCAGCAAGCCTACGTCACCAATGAGTTTGAAACCTTTGAGGTGGTCGAGGAAAGCCCAAAAGAGAGTTAAGGGATGCGCTGGTCAGGATCGCAACATCCACCGGCATACCCTTGAACGATCTGATGGACTGGTCGCTCGCAGACATTAACACAGCGCTCACGCTGATACTAGAGAGGAATGGTCATGGCTGATACAAAAGTAACAATGAAAATCCAGCCTGACTTAAGGGATATCAGAGGCTTACTTAATGCGCTTAACAAAATGGATGATACTAGCAAAAAACAATTAAAGGATGATGTCACTAGCATTAGTGGTTGGACAGCAGGGGCGATCAAAACCTCTGGTTATGTAGGGGCAAGATTTCCTAAGCAAGCGCAAATTGTTGTTGCAACGGTTAGAGCAAACAAAGACCGAATTCCTAATATAACAATCGGTGGATCGCGTGGTCGAGTATCAGGCGGCGCAAATGCTGGCATTTTGTTATATGGAAACGAATTTGGTGGATCTCCAGAATCCAGCATTGGTGTTTCAGGTTTCCCCAACGGTGGCTACCGATTTCCTGAAAGAAGTCCAAGGGAAGGCCGAGGGAATAAAGGCTATTGGATTTATCCAACCTTAAAGGCGTTACAACCAGAAATTACTCGCCGCTGGAAAGCAGCAGTCGGCAAGGTCTATGGCGAATGGAGTCGGACAAGTGGCTGATGTAAGGACAATGAAACTGAATCTGCTTGCAGATGTAGCAGATTTTGGGCGTGGGCTTGCCAAGGCTGACAATGACGTTAAAGGTTTTTCTGGCAACCTAAAGAAATACGGCAAGATTGCCGCTGGTGCATTCTTAGCCGCTGGCGCAGCTGCTGGCGCTTATGCAGTTAAATTGGGCATAGATGGAGTCAAAGCCGCAGTAGAGGATGAAGCCTCACAAAAACAACTTGCCATTGCCCTAAAGAATACGACTAACGCGACTGATGCCCAGATAGCCAGCACCGAGGAATACATTACAAAGCAACAGTTGGCTTTTGGCATAGCCGATACCAAATTGCGCCCGGCACTGGCTAACCTAGCCCGAGCCACTGGCGATGTAGGCAAGGCTCAGCAACTGACTAATCTAGCAATGGACATAGCGCAGGCCACAAATAAAGATTTGGAAAGTGTGTCACTTAGCCTAGCCAAGGCATATAACGGGAACATTGGGGCGCTAACAAAGTTAGGCATCCCATTAGATGATGCGATCAAGAAATCTGGCGACTTTAACCTAGTCCAGGGTGAATTGGTCAGACTATTTGGCGGCGCTGCCAAAGCCAATACCGAAACTTACGCTGGCCAGTTAGCAATCGTAACCGAACGTGTGGGCGAACTCAAAGAATCTATTGGTGTCGCATTACTGCCAATTATGAAAACTTTGCTAGAAAACGTCAACCAGGTAGCCAAGGGATTTAGTGGCGATGATCCCGATGGATTGAGCCTACGCGCCAGAGAACTAGCTGGGGACTTTTCAGGCAATGGCGCAAATAGCCTAGGTGGATCACTCAAAGCAGTTGCCAATGCTTTTGCCAAATTATTTACAACGATCACCGAGGATGGCGATGAGTCCACTAGCACTTTGCAGACTTTTGCCAATGCTTTGGAATCCGTTGCCAATGGCATCAACGCAATTACACGGGCTTATGGCAAGGTAGTTGCACTTGGGGACAAGTTTAGAGCCAGCCTTCTTGGGCAATTTGTTTATGCCGAGGGCAGGTTTGCCCCAGAAAATGCACCATTAGCCAGAGCAGCTGGCGGGTCAGTCATGGGTGGCCAGCCTTACCGCGTAGGCGAGTTTGGCCCTGAAGTGTTTGTGCCATCAGGCTCGGGATCTATTCGCCCAGACAATGGATCTGGCCAAGGCGTGACCATAATCATGAACGGTGTCATAGATGGTGAGTCGGCTCGCCGTAGCATCGAACGCTTACTGCAAGATTCATCACGGCGTACCGGTGCGATCAATTTGGTTGGCGCAACACTGTGACAACATACGATCCGTATCCGACAGTCACTTTCGCAGGGGCTACAACTTACGCGGACAACACGATTTCATCAATTTCAATCCGCAGTGGGCGCGATGATGTAACCAGCCAACCACAGCCAGGCTACGCATCGATCAGCCTTTGGACAGATGCTAGTGAGCCTTTGAATGTGGCCTTAAGCCAGTCAGTATCGGTTTCGATTGACAAAGGAACATCAGGTACACAGGAAATTTTTGCTGGCATCATTTCGGATATTGACATCTCGTTGCAGTCTTACGGATCAGAGGGGTCAATAGCGATCTATTCGATCACAGCCGTTGGCCCACTTTCGCAGCTGAACCGTCACTTGGTCGGCGGCAGCAACTACGCCAAAGAGTTTGACGGCACTCGAATCCTAAACATCCTTAGTGAAGCCTTTTTGCAGTCATGGTCAGACGTTGGCGCAACGCTTACATGGGCAGATCTGCCCAATGACGTTACTTGGGCAAGTTACGATGCAACCAATATAAACTTGGTAAACAATTTGACCGCCAATGTGGAT